GAGCGATCGCGCCGCCGGCGCCACAGTTGCAACGGGTACAGGCGGGGACGTATCGGCAACACTGGGCGCCGCGCCGGTGTTCGTGTAGGGCGAGCGGCGGGACGTGATCGAGGGTCGTAGCGTCGAGGCGACCGCAGTAGTAGCAACGGGTCGGCGCCGCCTTGAGGGCGATCTTTGCGGCGCGGTAGTCGGGATCCCGTAGAGGCCATTCGGCCACGGTGCTAGCTCGAGCTCGAGGGCGGGATAACGATCCGCAGTTGCCGATATCCGTCCGGCCTCGTCGTATACGTTGACGGTCCGTCGCGGCGGTAGTCGCGCTGGTAGGCGGCTTGAGCGGCGCGACAACATGCGGCGCGACAACGGATCGACGGGTCGCGGTGGAAGTAGCGGGCGCGGGTTCCGTGAGGCGGGATAACACGTACGGCCATAGCGCGAGTGTAGTCACGACGGCGGACAGCCTCGGCGGACCCATTCGGTGTACGGGATCCCCTGCTCTAGCCACGGCGGACCTTTTTCGGGCTCGTCGGGCGGTGGCTCATCAGTAAACAACGTCGCTAACGGATCCTCTAACGGCGTCGGCGCGCTCGAATGGGCGCCGCCATTGGGTCCTATCGCTTTATGAAATGCTTTAAGGTGCATCGCGTGTCCCTTCGGTGCGACCTGGGCGTTTGCGTGTTTCGGCGGCCATGTTAGGCGGTAGAGGTTCGTCCGTCCGCGAGTCCAGGTCCCGTTTTTGCGACAGTGAGGCGTGTCGCGCCAGACGCGGACGGCGCCGGCGGCCTCGAGCTCGGCGATCGCGCGGGTAACGGATCGTTCACAGATCCCGGTAGCGGCGGCGATCCGTTCGCGCGACGGCACGACCTTTTCATATCGTCCTTCAAGCGTCGCCAGATATTGAGCGACGCGAACGGCGGACATTGTTCGGCATCGTCGGATAATCATTCCTAGGCGGCGGGATCTGTCGGCGGGATCCTTTGTGAGGCGGCGGTGAATCATTCGCCGGCCTCGAGGTCGTCGGCGAGCGTTTCGATCAGATCAACCGCGTCGGCTAGGTGTTCGCGGCAGTAGTCGCGGCGGCCTATTTCGTCGGCGACGATCCCGACGAGGCGGACGGCGCCACAGTTGCAACGGTTCATTCGGCGGCCTCGTCGATCTGGGCGATCGCGTGTGCGCGTATCTCGCGCATAAGGGCGGCGTGCGCGACGCGGTCGTCGGCGGCGCGGTCGTCGATCACGGCCGACCATAGGACAACGCCGGCGATCACGGCGGCGAGGCCGATCAGGGCGAATACCTGGGCGCCGGTCATAGCGTCACGTCCTCGAGCTCGAGGCGGATCTGTGCGATCGCGACGATCGCGTCGGACAGGTGCTCGAGACAGTAGGCGTCGCGGCCTACCGGGCCCCAGGTCGCCGACGGGCCCCAAAGGCCGACCGATATCAGCGCGGGTGATCCGCAATAGCAGGGTGCGGGCGGGCTATATTTACGTTTCGCGTTCATCGTGTCCTAGTGCGGCTAGGGCGCGACCGCCGTCGTAGGCGTCGCCGGGGATCGGTTGATCCCGGCGGCGCCGGCGACAAACGATCGCGCCGGGTCGGTAAACCCGCTATTACAGTCGCGGACGCGGGCGTCTGTCAATCACCCCGCGCGGGGTGATTGGTCGGCTAGCGGCGGAACCACAACCATAGGAACACGATCAGTCCGAGTAGGACGGCGATCCCGGTCGACAGGACGAGGACGGCGGCGGTCACGTGAGGCGCCAGAATTCGGATCCGTCCCAGTTATGGCGACTGTCGCCGTAGGGGACGGGCCCGACGAGGACACAGTTAAAGAGGCCGGCGATATCGCCGGATTGTTCGAACGGGTAGCTGGCTTGTTGGGCGGCGACACGGTGCGCGGCGACGGCGGCGTCGACGGACGGCGATCCAGGTCCCGCCCAGGTGGCATAGAGGGCGACACCACGCGACGTTGTTTCGGCGAGGAACTGGGCGTCCGAATCTGTCAGGGTAAGTAGGCGGATCTGCATATCATCTCCAAAGGGGATCGGGATCGGCGGCGGGCTCGAGGCGGACACGTCGCGACGAAACGCGGCCATATCCCAGGACACGGTGCCGGCGGCGTACGGTGACGGTCCGACGGGATCGACTTTGCGGCCAGGGCAGGACGGCGCGCACCATTCGAAATGGGCGAGGACGTCGGTCGACGGGTCGAGGCCGTAGGCGTTGCATAGGGCGCGGCAGGCGGTCACGTAGGCGGCGGTTTGGGCGGCCGGCCACGGTTCGCCGGTCCCGCCGTTCGCGGCCTCTATAGCGATCCCGTAGGCGTTGCCGGTGTCTTTGGGGATCGGTCCGGTCGACAGATCCCAGGGTCCGCCCTTGCCCTGGGTATTCGTGGCGCCGGCGGCGCCGACCGTTAGGCGGCCGTCGCGGGCGAGATAGATCGCGCCGATCGGTTGATCGGCGGTCCCGTTGTCATTCCACATATAGGACATATCGTTTTCGGGCGCGGCGTTCGACGCCGTGTGGTGAACGAATACGGCGCGGACGGCGTCATATCCGCCGGACGAACGGGCGCGGTTTTCCCATCCCGGCCAGACGTCGACGGTCAGGCCGGCGGCGGCGAGGACGTCGGGAAGGTCGTAGAGCCATATCGCGCCCACTAGTCGACGGCCTCGAGCTCGGCGCGGACACGCTCGAGGATATGGGCGAGGTCGTCGTCGAACATTCGGCGCCGTAGATCCTCGAGCGTTCGGTCGCGTTCGTCGCGTGTCCGGCGGCGTATCAGGTTTTCGATCAGGTCCGGTAACGGGTCGTCAGGGTGCCATGAATCTTCGGGCTCGGCGTCGCCGAATACGGTCACGTCGCCGCGCCCAGGTCGATCGCGACAAGGGCGCGGTCGTATACGTTGCCGAATGTTCCGGCCGGTGTCCCGGTCCCGGCTTTGAGCCAGGCGGATATCGCGCCGGCCGGACACGATATGTAACGGAAAACGACACCTTGTCCCCACCCATTCGTCGGAACGGTGAAGATCGACGAAATGATCGGATCCCCCATATTCGAGGCGATCTGTAGCTCACAGTTCGACCCAGTATTCGCGCCTTTTTCGATCATGGCTTGTCCCAAAAAGAGGACGTGTCGCGGTGTCGCGAGCGTAAAATTGATCGTCGTCGCGGTCAGGGTCGCGAGGCCGCCCAAACCCTGTTGAGTCCCGGCGATCGCGGCGGCTAGGAAACGCGGCGACAGGACGTCGACGGCTTCGGCGAGGGCGCGGATCGCGCCGGCGCCGGCGGCTACCGGGTCGGTCGGTTCCGGATACGGTAGACCTTTGGCAGTTGTTCCCATAGTCGTTCAATCTCCCACAGTTGCTAACGGTCCGGCGACGCCGTACAGGTCGGGCCATTCGATCGACGGGTCGAATTCGTCCCAGGCCCAGGACGGGTCGAGGTCGTCCCATTGAGCGGATTCACCCATCCCGCCTAGCGGTGTACCGATCAGACCCAGTGACCAGGCGCCGTCGTATTCGTAGATTCCGCCGTCGAGGTAGAGGCCGATCGTCCCGTCGCCGGCCGGCCACAGATCGGCGCCGTCGACGATCATCGCGCGACCGATACGGATTGTCCCGTCCAATAGATCGAGGGCGTCGGCCATATCGACGCCGGCGGCCGGCGGAAACATTCCCAGATCCCAGGTCAAACCGTCGATACGTCCTTGAGGGTTACGGGTTCGGAATAGGACACGTTCGGCGGCGTCGGTCGCGTCGGCGGCGGTGACGAGCGGTGTCGACAGGCCCAGGCGCCGGACACCGAACGCGGCCTCGAGCTCGGCGTCGAGGACACGGATCCCGCGATCGGTCGGCGACGGTAGACCGTCGTCGTCGACGGTTTGTTCGTTCCACGTTGCGTCAACGCGGGTTATCACGTCGGATACGTCACGGATCCAGGTCAACGATTCGGCGGGGATCTGACAGGCGTCGAGGACGGTTCGGCCGGCCGGCCGTTCGGTATTGTTGACGATCGTCACGATCCCATTGACGAGCTCGAGCGCTTCGGTTTGGGCGCGTTGAGCGACGTCCTCAATCCACAAATATTCGCCGGCGGTCGAATGGGTCGCCGACCATAGGACACCGTCGACGCCGGCGGCGAGGTCGGCGATCAGCGTCCCGGCCGACTGATTATCGACGTCGCGCCATGTGACGATCAGATCGGCTAAACCTTCGTCGATCAGCGCGGGAACGGTGACGCCGGCGAGGTCGAGGATCCGGTCGACGCGGGCGGCGAACGGTTCCGCTAGCCACGGTTCCGCGCCGACGTAACGGTTTTCGAGGTCGGCGAGCTGGTCGACGGCGGTCACGGTGACGCGGATCGTTCCGGCGGGATCGTCGATCGTTGCCGATAGATCGGTGATGCGGCCGGCGAACGCGAGGACGTCGCGTACGGTTCCGCCGGCCGGCGCCCTGAGCTCGAGGGCGTCGGCGCCGGTCGGTCCGTAGTCCGCCCAGTGTCCCGGCGCGGCCGTCCAGGCGTAGGCGTCGCCGGTCTGTCCGTAGGGCGCGTCCCAGGTCGCTAGGTCCGTTTCGACGGACACGCCTAGCCAGGCGGTCGCGGTCGCGGTCGTGGCGCGGACGGTGTCGCCGACGGTCGTCCAGGCGCCGGCGACGTGTCCCCAAACGTAGTGAGTTTGGGCGCCGACGATCCCGACAGGTGTCAGGTTCGACGGTCCGGAAAACGCGATACCGATCACGCCGGTCCGACCGTTGAGCGGCGGGCGGACGGCGACAGACCACGACCATTCGTTCGGACCTAGGCGCGGGATCGCGTCCCAGGCGGCCGGATTCGCCGGCGCGAACGCGGCCGGCGGAATCCGTAGGACCGTCCTCGAGCTCGTCGCGGTCGAGGCGACACGGATCGCGCGTGTCCCGGCGGCGACAGGCGAGGCGACAACGGTCGCGGCGGCCGGCGCGACCGTAGCGACACGGTTACCGGCCGGACCGACGGCGAGCGATTCGAATCCGCCGTCGACGGCGACGTCGATCGGTATCCCCTGGGCGATATCGCCGGCGGCGCGAACGGCGACAGGGTCGCCGATATGCAGACGTTCGGTAAACACGGTCCCGCCGCGCCGGTCGAGGACGGCGAACGTACAGGTCGCCGGCGACGGTTGATCGAACGTGTTTCCTCTACCCCAAACGATCGACAGTTGCGCGAGCGCGGTTGGCTCGAGGTCGACGTCGAGGTCGGCGGCGGTATCGGCGAGGCGTGTCCCGGCGACCCAGACTTGACAGTCGGGCGCGGTCATAGCACGCCGGACCTACGGCCTACCCCGCCGACACGGCGCGAACGGCCGGACAAGATCCGGTCGATCTGGCGGGCGACGGCGTCAGGATCTAACGCGCCGGTGACGTTGATCGTTACCCCGCCGGCCGCCGAGCTCGAGCTCGAGGACATACCGCGAGCGGCGACGGACGGCGCGGCGAACGCGGCCGGCGACGGCGCGACGGCAAACGGATTGATCGAACCAATAAAGTCCGTGACACCTTTCGGGATCTTGATTTTGCCGATCAGGTCGAGGACGTCTTGTATCGCGCCGGTGATCTTGTCAACGATGCCCTTAATCGTGTCCCAGGCGGCTTTGATCGGCGCCGACAAGAATCCGGACACGGCGTCCCAGGTGTCACGAATCCAGTTGTAGACCGCTTTGATCGCGTCCCAGATCGAATCGCGGTGCTTGATAATCACGGACACCATCAGACCGAACGGTCCGGTAAGGATCGTCAACAGTAGCGGCCAATTGTCTTTCACCCAGTTGTAAACGGTTTTGATCGTGTTCCATACGGCGTCGACGGCGCCGTCGACGATGTTTCGGAACGTTTCACAGTTTTTGTAGGCGAGAACGAACGCGGCGCCGATCGCGATCACGACGGCGGCCATAAGGAATATCGGGTTTGTGAGGATCGTCGTCCGTAGGAACTTGAGGACACCGTCAAAGAATCCGACGGCTTTTGTCAATCCTTCCTGGGCGGCGGCGTAGAGGGTCGCGGCGCCGTCCAACGATTCGAGGCCGACGGCGGCGACTTGCATTCCGGCGGCGAGCTCGGGAAAACCGGCCATCGCGATTGCGTCGGACATATCGCGTAGCCCGGTCGTCGCGCCGCCGGCGACCCCGCCGACCGAATCAATCGCGCCGGACACGTCGCGGGATTGTTTGGTCGCGGTATGGGCGGCGTCGCCGTAGCGTTCGACGGCCGTTTCGACCTTTTTGAGGTCGCCGACGGCGTCGCCGGTTGACGCGGTGACGTCGATCGTTAGTTGTGCTTTAGCGACCATTTCGGATCCGTTCGGCTTGTTCGTCGAGGACGTCGAGGGCGGTCGCGATCGTCGCGTCGTCCTCGAGCGACCAGGCGGCCGGCGCGATATTGGTAGCGATCGCGAGTTCCACGATCAACCGGTGTCTAGATCCTGCGAGGAAGGGTCCGTTTCGACGGGCGACGGGTCAATCGACAGGCATCGCGCCGCGAAGTCGTCGTATCCGACGTCTTTGGGGATCTGTGCTTCGCGTTGCAACGCGTGCCAGGCGAGATATGTCATCCATTCGATTTGGGCGTCCTGTGGTCCCGGCCAACCTTTGCGGCGGGCGGTCCGTTCGTATAGCAACATGTCGAAATTGTTCGCTTGTACGTGATGGACGGCGCCGTCGTCCATTAACACGGTGAGGTGCGGCGCGATCATTCGAACTTTGTCGGACACGGTCTAGACCTTCCGTTCGATCAGGGTTTGAACGTTGCGAGCGTAGGCGTCGAGGATCCGGCCTCGTTCGGTGTCGACGGCGTCGAATAGGAACGGGTGCGGGCGGATCCCGCGCGACGGGACGCCGGAATGTATCGGGGTCGCGTATCGGGCGCCGGCGCCGACGGTCGCGGTTGATCCGGTCCCGCGTCCGGTGATCGAACGGGCGAGGGCGCCGGTATCGGTCGGCGCGAGGCGTTTGGCGCGGGCGACGATCAGCGTCACGGTATCGTCGGCGGCTTGGTCGAGGTCGTCGACGGCGTCGGCGATTTTGCCTAGCGCGGCGGCGAGCTCGGCCGAACCTTTTTCAGATAGTGGCATAGTGTCACGTCGTCGACAGGTCGAGGACGGCCGGCGCGCCGGCGGTCAAGACAGGGTCGCCGATGATCGACCAGGCGAAATCCGATGTCATGTTCGCTTTAGGTTCGTCCGAACCAAACATGAGCGGATCAATCATCACAGATCCGGTGCAGTTCGTCCCGGCGGCCGTCGACGGTTCGAACGCGAACGGGACCGTCTCGCCTTTGTGCTCCCAGGAAAAGAAGAGGATCCCGGCGGCGTCGGCGACGTCCTGGAACATTTCGCCGTTCAGCGTCGCGCCGTAGGTCGTCGACCCGCCGACCGTTTCGCCACACAAAACGATCACGTCGACGTCCTTGTTTTTTTCCCATTCGATACGGCACGAAATGATCTGACAGGACACGTCGATCGGTGTCCCGACTTCGCCGATCGTCAACGTTCCAGGACCAAATTTTGTCACCTTTGCGGACACGGTTATCTCCTTATAGATCGCGGGAGCTCGGCGAGCTCGAGGGCGGGCGGACACAAAGTCCGGACGTCGACGTCGACATCGCCGGACACGGTGACGGCGTGCAAATTCGGTCCGCCGGCCGATAGGACGGTCGGACCGGCGAGCGTCGCCGTCCCGACGAGCTCGAGGGCGACCCAGGCGGCGGCGGTGAGGTCGTCGAGGTTGGCGAGCTGAGCGGGTTCGGCGCCGTCGACGACCACGATCACGGACACTTCCGCGACGATCGTCCGCGGATCCTCAGGTCGTAAACCGAACGGCGACACGATCCACGCCGTCGGCGTCGCGAGCTCGTCGGGCGCGATCGCGTGTATCGAATCGGCCGGTAAACCGACGTAGCCCAGTTGTTCGACAAGGGCGGCGTGTAGCGCGGTTCGGACGTCGGCGAGCGGTGTCACGCGATCCCCCAAACGTGCCTATCGCCGTCGATCATCGAGGCGTAACGCTCGAGAACGTTGTTCGGGATCCTGGGCGCCGGCGCCGGCGCCGTCGACCACGTCCCCGACGTGTCGCCCTCACGATCCTTGAGGCGATACACATCGGTAGCGACACCGATCGCGGCGCGCCACAAACGACGCGGGTACGGCGCCGCCGGCGGCGTCGGTACACCGTCGACGAGGACCGATAGGCGATCGTCGATCAGTTCACAAGCGACCGTGGTGCAGTCGGCGACGTAGTCCGCGTCAGGGTGCGCGGTAGTCATCCTCAAACGTTCGAGGACGTCGTCGACGGTGCAATATTCCGAGGCCATTATCTCGAGGCGGTCAGGACTTCGAGGCGGAACGGCCGGCGACGGCGGCGGCCTTTGTGACGCCGGACGGCAAGAACAGGCCAGGCGCACCCATACCCCAGATAGCGACGTCGGTTCCCAGTTTGGGAACGTCGGGCGCCGAAATGAGAAACGGACCATCCTCAATCCAACGGGCGGCTTGTTCGTTCGTGACGATCACGGTCCCGGCCGGCGCCATTGGCGCTTCCACGATCTCGAGGCCCGAAATGCTGATTTGGAGCGACGCGGCGTCGGCAGTACCGGACTGATTCTGTGTCCCGTACTGTGACGGCATCAGATCCTCACGCGATCCCCAGGCGAGGAATACGTCGGACGAAACGAGAACGGCGGACGCCGGGAGTCCGGTCACGGTGCGAACATGAGCGGACGCGCCGAACAGGAACGCGCGAATTTCGCCGGCCGTCGCGGTCAACGGTGCGAGGACGAGGGTATGTCCGGCGCCGGCGACGAGGGCGTCGACAAACGCGTTTTCCGTCGTCAGACCGTAGGCGATTTGGAGAATGTTGTCGTACAGGGTGAGGTATCCAGGGACCGAACGCTTTTGCAATTGCAACGCGACGTCGGATCCGCCGGCGTATGTTTTGAGTGTTGCCTGTCCACGCTTGAACGAGACAAGCACACTGGTGATTTCGGTTTTTTGGGCGACTTGTTCGCCGACGAGCGTTGTGAGGTCGCCGTCGTAGTACGGCCAGTAGACGTCCATCCCGTTTTCGCCGGGCGACAACGGTCCGCCGAGTGCGGTGATCGACGGTCGGCCGGAATCGACGATCCCGAAAACTTCGCTGAGCCAGGCGGGCGGGATAACGCCGGGGTTATCGGTCGTGATCTGATTCACCCAGACGCGGGCGGCGCGGTGCGCGGCGTAGGCGTCGACAAACTGTCGGTTGAGGGCGGCGGCCTCGTCGCGTGGTGCGCGGCGTGCGGCGTCGGTCAATTCGGAGAACGATCCGAAACGGGCGAGCGGCGACGCCGGCCGACCGTTCGAACGGGTCACGCCGAAACGGGCGATTTCGGCGCGGACGAGCTCGGCGACCTGTCCGCGGGCGACGGGATCCGGATCGGGCTCGTCGCCGGCGGGATCGGGCTCGTCGGGATCGGGATCGGGTGAGGCGGCGACGCGGGCGGCGCCGACGGCGCCGGCGAACGCGCCGGTCGTCGGTGGCCAACAGATCGCGACGCCGGTCAGGATCGACGGCGCGTCGGCGGTTCGGACGATCGTGTCGCCGGCCGGTGTCGACGGGACGTCGGCTTCGATCGATACGTGTACGGCGCCCAGTGTGCGGGCGAGGGCGTAGGCGTCGCGGCCGGCGCCGCTATCGGCGAGCTCGAGCGTCGCGAACAATCCGTCGGGACGGTCCTCGAGGCCGGTCGCGCGGCCGATCAGGGCGCCGCGTTCGATCCCGCGCGGCGTCGGCTGGTGTCCGTCGAATACGGCGACGAGGTCGTCGGGCTCGAGCGATCCGGACGTCCACGATTCGTCATAGAACGATCGGCCGTCGTCGGTGACGCGGGCGACCTGTCCCCAGGGGACCAGGCAAACGCTGATTGTTCGGGCGGCGTCGTCGGACGTTTCGACCTGGGCGCGGCGGACGATCCCGATGTGGGCGGCGGCCTCGAGCGTTCCGGCGGCGCGGGCGACGGTTTGACGTGGTGCGGACATAGCTAATCTCCCAGGTTCTTGGATGTTCGGTGTAGCGGTATCGGTGACAGGATCGGCGAGCATCGTCGACGAGCTCGAGGGCGGCGGTAGGGCGTCGGCAGGTAGCGGCGGAAAACCTTCGCGGGCGCGGACTTCGGCCGGAAGGATCCAACCGTGATCGACACCGATCGCGTACGCCTGATAGCGGGCGGTGAGGTCGGTCCGCAATAGTTCGGCGGTATCAAAACGGACCTGTGTCCCGTACGGCGTCAGATCGGTAAACGCGGCCTCAATCCGGTTGAGGTACTGGCCGAGTCCGACCTTGAGCCATTTCGAAAACTCGGCTTCCGTCGTCGCGTAGGTGAGACTGTCGCCGGCGGCGACGTTGACGAGGGACGGCATGACACCGAACGCGCGGGCTATTTCGGTGTTCGCGATCGCGATTGATTCGACGAGCTGGGATTCGACGGCCGACGAGCCGATCGGCGCTAACTGTCCGTCGCGGTCAATGATCGCGGGTTCGTGTTTGCGTGCCCAGGCGGACAGGACTTGAGACTTGAGTTCGGCGGTTTGGGTCGCGTTCAGTGTTTGTTTGACGAGGACGGCGACCGATGGAAAACCGGCTTCCCAAAAACTGCCGGCCATATCGTAGAGGGCGGCGAGGTATTCGATCGCGCGGGAACAATCGGCGAGCGGCGCCGTCCCTAGCGATCCGGCTTGAGTGACGCGCCACGGGATTAGGATCGCGCCGGTGCCAGGCTCGAGGCGTTGCCCGTCGTAGTAGACCGCGGTGAGGCGGCCGGTCGAATCGAATTCGCCGAACGCGCGCGACGCGTCGACCACGCGGACGGCGGCCGGATATTCGTCGGCGTAATGGGCGGACGGGACAAGCCATGCGTGTCCCCAACCTGTCAGGTTGTTGCACAAACGGTGAAGGGTCTGCCAGCGCGGTTCGTACGGGTCAGGGCGGACGATGATCGGCGGTTGATCCGGTCGCGGCGCGTTGCCACGGTAGGCGATCATCGGTAACTGTCCGACGGTGTTTGCGATCAGGTCGCGACAGGCGACCACGATCGGCAGTTCGAACGCGGTCAGGGCGACGCCGGATCCTCGAGCGGCGATCGCGTCGGCGATCGAGGCCTCGAGGGCGTTGAGGTCGCCGGCGCGGCGGGCGATCTGGCGACGAGCTCGGCGAGACATATCGCAAACGACACTGGTGTAACACGCGGCCGGCGTCAATCACCCATTTACGCGCAGCTGATTAAAATTCCGGCCTCTAGGTTGCGTTATGTCAGGGCGGGCGATCTGGGATCGGCGGTTAGGCGACGTTGGGCGGGCGGCCGGCGCCGGCGCGGTGTACCCAGGCGGCGAGCGATCCGGCGATCAGGGCGCCGGCGGCAGTTTGTCGACGGTCCCAGACCCAGGCGCCGCCGACACGGCGGCGGCGACCGGCGCGGATCGCGAGGTCGAGCAACGGGTCGCCGGCGTGCGCGACGTCGCCGGACAAGATCCGGTCATACAGGTATCCGGCGGCGGCGGCCGTTTCGCGAGTGTTCAGGGTGACAACGTTCGTCGACACGTCGGCGAGCTCGAGGGCGAGGGCGGCGGCCGGTCCGCCGGCGTCGAACGTGATCGCGGCCGGCGCCCAACGATCGACGAGCTCGGCGACACGCGGGACGAGCCACGATCCGTGTGGGCGGTGTTCTAGTAGTTCGAGCTCGAGGCGGCCGCCGGCGCCGGCGGCGGCGGCGACGATCACGGCCGTTTCGCGGTCCTCGTCGAGCTCTATCCCGAACGTGAGGCCGGCGGCGAGCTCGAGCGATCCCGGCGCGACGATCCCGGCCGCCCAGGCGTCGACGAGCGTTGAGTCCTCGAGGGCGTCCGGCCATAGACCCAAGTATTCGCATGCCCAGGCGTCCGGATTCATGACGGAACGGTCGGCGAGTATTGCGTCGGTGAGGACGTGATATCCGATTCCTGGGTGGGCGGCCTCGAGCGTTGCGACGTCGTCGGGGTCGGCGCCGGCCGGCGCTGAATATTCGACGTAGCAGATCGGCGACGCCGGATCGTCGAGGGATCCGCGTCCCAGGTCGCGCCATTTCGCTAGCCATGTTGAGGCGACCGTTCCGGCGTTCGACACGATCCACGCCTGACCACCTAGGCCGGTGGCTTGAGTAGGGAATGCGGCGGCCTCGAGCTCGGCGCCGGCGTCGCTACCGAATTCGCGGGCTTCGTCGACGAACGCGACGTCGGCGCTAAATGATCGGATCGCGTCGGGGTTCGGTGGCAGTAGTCGAAACGTCGAACGGTTCCCGCGCCATGTTATGGCTTCGGATCCGTTCGATCGGCGTAGGGCGATATGTCGCGGGTAGAGCGGACTGTCCTCGAGCCAGGCGGACCAGTCGTCGCGCCATAGGGCGGCGGCCGTTTCGCGACGGTGCGAGGCGTAAAACGCTTTTGATCCGCGCCGGCGGCGGGTGACGGTCAGGGCGTAGGCGAGAACGGCGAGCGTTTTACCGGCGCGGCGCGGGACGATCACGATCACATATTTGTAGCGGAATGTCCCGTCCGGCCGTAGTTCGCCGGCGACGTCGACGAGGTCGCGTTGCCACGGTATGAGCGGGCGGCCGAGTAGGCGGGCGACGGCGGCGACGTCGTCGCCGATCGTCGGCGCGTCAGGTCGTCGGCGTGTCGCGAACGCCGGCGAACAGGGCGTCGAGGTCGTCGGCGTTATCAGCATCAGGGCGGGCTATCAGGCGGTCGAGGACGGCTAGGTGACGGGCGATCAGCACGCCGCGCGTGTACCGCGATTCGTCAGGGTCGGAACAGGCGCCGTCCAGTTGATCGGCGGACACGCGGGCGAGCGCGATCCATGCGGCGTCGACGTCCTCGAGGCGGCCGGCGGCGCGCAACCTGTCGACGGTCGCGTCGAGGCCGTGACGGGCGCGGCGTGTTTGGTACGGGCGGCCGAATAGGCGCGGTTGATTCGGATCGGTCATATCCGCGTTTCGTGCGCGTAGTCGATCGCGGCGAACGCGGCGGCCTCGTCGGCGGCCTCGAGGTCGGCGGCGGCGCGTCGGGCGGCGAGCTCGTCGGCGATTCTTGTCCGGACGGCGCGTTCGGCGTCACCTTCGAGGCGGACACGTTCGGCGACACGGTCGGTCGCGGTTCGGACGGCGAGCTCGAGGGCGAGGGCGGCCGAGGCGTTCGTCAGGGCGTCGGCGAGGATCGCGAATCCGGCGGCGTCGGCGGC